TACCAGACCACAACCCTACCGTCGCAAGCCGCTGTTTTTGGCAACCTCTATTACAACGCGCTCGGCGATGGAAGATATCCGCCATGGTCATTCCATTTCCTGGATATGGCAGTGGCGCTTGATTACTGGCGCGGTGGATTGGTGTCTGGCACATCAACCGATATCACCACGCTGTTCAATTACATGTCCAACCACTACGCCGCATATTCGACAGGCACGTTCATCTATTACATCGGCACATATTATTATCATTTCCAGTCCTCGCCGGGAGACTGGACCTCCTGCTATACCGACGCCAACACGATGTTTTCCGCCAACTATCCGCCAGGCAATACCCTCAATTGCGCTACGCCGCCCGCGCCAGCGAACATGGTGGACGATCCCAACAACAATATCGCGCCATATCAGTTCAACAGCCCGCAGTTCACCACGGCCTATGCCGTCATTGCCCAGACCGCGCTAAAAACCCGCAATACAGCAAATCCGTCCGATGCCACAACTGCGGCTTGTCTGGCGCTAATTGAGACCGCCATATCCACCCAGACCGGCGTATCGCAGTCCGTTGGCGGCGTTACGTGGTCGTTTACGTATGCCGGTCAAATCCAGAACTATCATTGTTTCACCTGTTTTTGAGGGAACCACACCATGAGTTCGTCCGGTTCGCCCGTCATCACCGTCAATGAGAATGAATACGGCATCCCTTGTGTATTCAATGTCTCGTTCAACCTCTCGGCCTTCACAGTGCTGCAAATCCAGTTCACCAAGCCGGACAAGTCGGTGATGACAGTTTCCGCCACTGCGCCAAACGTGAACCTAACCACCGCACTGGGCACATTTCTCGCCCAGCAATACGCCCAATATACCTTCCAGAACGGCGACTTGAACCAGACCGGGACATGGAGCGCGCGGGTGATCTATACCGATGCGACACCGATGCACCTGATTTCCAACGTCTCCACCTTCCAGGTCAATCCATGACGGTCACAACGCCTGCCGATATCATCCGCCTAGTCCTGAAGGATACAGGCGTACTGGGTGTTGGTCAGACTGCCAGCGCAGAGGATACGAACGACTGCTTCGATACCTTGAATATTATGTTGGGGGAATGGACATCGAAACGCTGGCTGGTCTATTCCCTCCAGGAATATTCCATCCTATCAACCGGGGCGATTTCCTATACCATAGGGCCGGGGGGAAATATCGACACCGGAGCGATGCAAAGACCTGACAGGCTGGAGGATGGAAATTTCTTCCGCCAGATCGTTACTTCATCACTGCCAAACCAGATTGATTATCCTTTGACCTTGCTCAACTCGCGCGAGGATTATTCCCGCATTGGACTCAAGCAGCTTTCCACCATTCCGCAGTTCATATTCTACGATCCGCAGTTTCCGCTTGGCGTCCTGTATCCGTGGCCAGTGATACCGCAGACGCTTTACGAGCTGCATGTCCTGGCCAAGGTCCAAATACCGGAGTTCACAAACCTAGCCAACCCGATCAACCTGCCCAACCAATATTATGGTGCGTTGAGATATAACTTGGGATGCCGGGTCAGGACCATGTACCAGCTTCCAGTCGATCCGCAGCTAGTGGCATTGGCAGAGGACAGCCTGAACGTGATCCGCAACATGAATGCGGCAGTTCCCCGCTTGAGGATGCCGGCTGGTCTTAACAGAGGCCGCAAATTCAATATTCTCGGAGACTATATTTATTAGACCCTAGCGGGGCTGGGTCTAACAAATCCCCTTCATGCCCCTTGGAGAAAATCCATGCCCGCCATTCTGAATTCCCTCACTGGCTACCGCCTTATGGCGGGTGAATACATCAACACGCTCGTCGCGGTCTGCAATAACCTGACCGGATTCGGAATACCACAGGCGCTTACCGCGGCAGGACAGACCTTTTCCGGTACGCTCTCGGTAACGCCCCAGTTCCTGACTGCAGCCGGCACTACCCAGGGCGGAGCAACTGCGATTACTTCCCAGCTCGCCTATGTCACCGTGGCAACTACCAATTCCAACCATGGCGTCATTCTTCCTGCTGCTTCGACCGGCCTTCAGGTCACGGTGGTCAATGCCAATGCCTCGCACGGAAACAAGATTTACCCTGCCGTGGGGGCCAAGATCAGTTCTGCCACGACCAATACCTCGATCTCGCTCACCAAGAACAAGACCATCACCTTCCGAGCCATTACAAAGACGGCATGGATCGCACAGGCGGGGGCCTGAGTGGGAATTGAACCGCCTGTCATAAAAGTTGGCGAGGATATTCCGCCAGGTTCTATCATCACCGGGTTTGAATATATCACGCCCCTTCCCGACGAAACCTGCAACCGGCAGATCGCAGACAGTTTCAAGCTGCATCTGCCGGAGGCGGTGGAGCGCCGCAAACTGACCATCATTGCCGGGGGGCCAAGCGCGGCCAAGGTGGATCTATGGTCTATTCATGGACCCACCTTGGCCCTTAACAGCGCCATGCGGCTTTACCAGAAAGCGGGATTATACCCCACCTACTTTGCGGCATGTGATCCGCAAGTCGAAGTGGCCGGATTAATCCCGGATTATGCGCCAGAAAACACGAGATATTTCATAGCCTCCAAATGCCATCCCGCCGTGTTTCACAAACTGCGCCACAGGGACGTTCGCCTTTGGCACATGCGGGATTATCCGGCCCAAGATCGATCGCGCATTGCGCTCTGCTGTTCGGTCACCCTCACCGCCACATGGCTGATGCATCGCCTGGGCTATACCGACTTCGAATATTGGGGCTGGGATGGCTGCTTCATGGATGGCAAACACCATGCCGCGGTGGATGAGGACTGGTCCCACATGGAATGTCTGCATGTGAATTATGGCGGCAAGGTCGAGGATGGTGCAATCGTAGGCGGAGAAACATTCGCCACCACACGGTCATGGGTAGCGGAAGCCAAAGGTGCGGAACAGTTCTTCCAACTGGCTGAGTATTTCGACATCACCATCAAGATCAATGGTGGCGGCATGATCGAACATGCCCGACGCCTGGTTATGGAATCCTAAAGTTGCAGATCCCTCTCATTCTCGGTTCTTACGAATCCCGCTCGCTGATCTCGGAAGCGCAGCGGTGCGTGAACCTCTATTCCGAGCGCAATCCGCCGGATTCGCCATTTCCGTTTACTTTATACCCAACCCCCGGAATGTCCTACATCGTTACGGCTCCCACGATCGGGCCCGTTCGGGCAGCTTATACCGCCTCGAATGGGGCATGTTTTGCGGTGGTGGGGAATAACGTCTATCTGGTCACGCAGTCCTATGGTTTCGTCCTTCTTGGCCAGATCAACAGCCACACAGGCTTCGTCTCGATCAAGGATAACACGCTGGTCTGCGTCATTGTGGATGGGACAAATAAAGGATTTGCGATCGATCTGACCTCCGGAACGTTTACTTATGGAGCCATATCGCAGACCAACTGGTATGCCGCAAACCGGGTGGATTATCTGGACACCTATCTGCTGTTTTCCATCGTCGACAGTAACGAGTTCTTTTTCAGCCTGAGCAATGTCACTTATACCATGCTCACGACAGGGATCGGCTTTGATCCGCTGGACATTGCCGGAAAGACAGGTGGAAACGACAAACTCGCCGGACTTGCCGTGATGCACCGGGAAATATGGCTGATTGGGCTGGGAACTTCAGAGGTATGGTTTGATTCGGGGGCAGCGGACTTTGCCTTCCAGGCCATGCCGGGGGCGTTCGTGGAACATGGTTGCGCCGCAGTCGGCTCCATCGCCAAGTATGATCTGGCCCTCTATTGGCTAGGACAGGACAATTTCGGGAATTCCGTGGTCTATCGCGGAGCACAATATAATGCTGCACCCATCTCCACCAAGGCGATCGATAACGAGATTACGTCCTATCCAGTGAAATCGGACGCCATAGGCTTCACCTATTTCCAGGAAGGCCACGCCTTCTATGTCCTGACTTTCCCGTCCCAGGATGTGACTTGGGTATTCGATATTGCGGAAAACGCCTGGCACAAGCGGGCATGGATTGATGTCGACGGAAACCTCCATCGCTGGCGGGCGAACTGTGCCTGCATCTTCAACAACAAGGTGCTTGTCGGTGATTACCAGAACGGCAATTTTTATAATCTCGATCTGGATACTTACCTTGATAATGGCGCTCCTGTGGTGCGGATACGTTCTTTTCCGCATGTAGTGAACGAGAATAAGCGCCTGACCCACCGAAACCTTATCGCGGAATTCGAGGTCGGGGATGAGATGGTGACTTCCACCTCTGACACCTGCTCCGTCTCGCTGCGCTGTTCGGACGATGCGGGGAGATCCTATGGGGATGCAGTTATCCAGACCTTGGGCAATACTGGCAATTACCGGACTTCTGTCCAGTGGAACAGACTTGGGATGGCCCGGAACAGGGTTTATGAACTGAGCTGGTCTGCCCCGGTCAAGACGGCCCTTGGCGGGGTATATATCGATCTAATCGAGCATGAGACATGAGTGGCGCGGGCAATCTTCAGGGCTTTCCCCAGATTACGGCGCCGATTACCAGCCCGGAAACCGGCTACAGGATCGGCCAGCCATGGTATCGGCTGTTGATAAGCCTCTGGCTCAGAACCGGAGCATCTTCGGGGGGAAATACCAGCCCATCGGGCATGATTATGGCG